GCCTCGGGCGGATTCTTCGCTTGCGCTTGAGGGCGGTCTCGGCTCGGCGCCGCCAGTCCGGATCGTTCGGGCTTGCACCGTCCCGAGCCGCAGCAACCTGCAACTCGATCTTGTCGATCGCCGTGTCGAGGTCGTCGAGGATCGTCTGCCCCTCGGCGGCCGTAGCGATGTCGTCGAGGTGCACCTCGCGCCCGTCGCTCATGAGGACGGTGTTGATGCCCCGCATCTGTGGAGGGTTGATCGCGGTCATGATCACGCTCCCCACGCCGTGGCGATCTCGGCGCGCAGTTCGGGGGCATGGCGCAGGCTGCTCCGCGATGATGGATCCGACAGGATTGGGGTAAGCGTATCGTCGAGAACAGCCGCCTCGAACTCAGCCGCCATGCGCTCATGGGGGGCCAGCCGAGCCGGGCCATCGTTTGCGCTGACCTGCCAAGCCAGGAGGCCGATCGGCCCGAGGCATTTCAGGGCCATGCCGATCATCGTCGTCGGCGTGGTCGCGGCTAGCTTATCTGCCAGGGTCGTGATCGCGTCGTGGTGGGGCTTCCACGCTTCCTCGGTCACGGTCCCCGCCATCATGGCGCGGTCGATCTCACCGTGCCGGCGATAGGCGCGACAGAACTCGGCCGCCAGCTCGACAATTGCCTCATCCGCTTCGACGTCCGCCGTGGACGCCACGTCAGACAAATTGTTCGTGTCGAAGCCGCGGCACTGCACGTCGCGCCAGAGCGAGTGCGCCAGGAGCTGGTCGGGATCAGGCTCGACCGGGATCTCGGAGAGGAGAGCGGTGCGGCTGTAGTAAGCCAGCGCCCCAAGCTTCACCCGGAACCCGGCAGCGGTACGGGCAGGCAGAGCCGCAATGCGCTCCGCTAGGGCCGCAGCTTCATCGCCGGCATCGTTGGCGGCATCATCCAATGTCTTCGGGATAGGCTCGCCGTCGGGCTGGCTGGCCTCGGCTGCGTTGCACGCCTCATTGGCGGCGGTTTCGCGAGCGCTTGCGGCCTCGAACTGCCGACCAAGCCGCAGCAGCTCGGCATCAGAGCCAGTCTCCTCCTCGGTCGTGTCCGGATCAGCGTCGGAGATCGCGACGGGATAGTGCTCCGCATAGGCCAGGGCGAACAGCCCCGCGAGGTTCAACTCATGCTCGATCTGGGCCATGCGCAGCTCACGCTCGGTCGCCAGTGGGTAGAGGCGGGCGCACTCGGCCGGGGTCAGTTCGCCGGTCTCCAGGGCCGTGCTGATGGTGTCGAACGTCCACCATTCCAGTGGCGTGCGATTCAGCTCCGGGTACTCGTTGGCGAACTGCGTGCGGATGGTGTGCTCATGGCAGGCCGCGCGCCATGCTGCCTTGGCCTCCGCGCTTCCCGGCTCCGGAAGCGGCGCGGTCGGGCGTGCGGTGAGCAGCCGGGTGATCCGCTCATCGCGGTCATGCGAGCGGTCGTAGCCGTGCTCCGCATCGATCTGGGCGGCGGGCAGCACTGTGCTATCAGGGCGAGCCTGTTCCATTGGTCTGAACTCCGGTGGTTGGGGCTTGCCCTCGCCGTCCTGGGTCCCTGCAAGTTCACAGGGCGGCGGGGGCGGTGGTTTGTTCAGCGTGCCGTGATCGGGCTCCCGGGTGCGGGGCTGAACAAATCGGGGGTCGGCGTGAACGGCACGCCGAGTTCCTGCGCGAGGCGGGTCAGCCCGCGCGGTGTGACGTAGGCCTGGATCTCGGTGCGGCTCTCGCCCGCCTGGACGGACCGCTCGGCGAGGAACCGGGCGTTGAGCTTGTCCTGGCGACCGGCCAGCCGTCCCGATCCGAGCCGACGGAACAGCCAGCCATTGCCGAGCATGTGCTGGGTCAGGTCCTTCGGGCGCAGGCCCAGGGTTTTTGCTGCGTCGCTCGGCAGGATCAGGCCGGTCGTGTCGGCGATCCGATCCAGCGCGGCCGCCTTCGGCGCGGCGATGGCCAGCGTGCCCTCGGCCTTCTCGGCACGGGCCTCCAGGGCGATTTCACGCTCGGCATGGGCCAGCAGGAGCGCGCGCAGAGCGTGCGGGTCGCTGAGATCCGGGGCGGGCTGGGCTGCAGCCTGCAGGGCGCGGTGCTCGCACTCAATGAAGTACCGCCGGATCCGACGCCCCTCGGCGTTGTTCTCGACCATGGCGATCTCTTTCGCCGTGCCGAGGGTCAGGTGGTAGGTCACCGAGCGCCGGTCACCGCCCCGTCCGGCTTGGTTCCCCCGATCCGGGGAACCGTACTCGGTGGTGACGAAGTCGACGCCTTCGACGAACCTGTACTGGGCGATGCGGCCCTTGATCCAGGTGGTGAAGTCGCGACCGACTTTCAGCAGGTGATGCAACTCGCGAGCGTCTGAGGTCTGGACCAATGCGTCACCGACACGGACCTCGCCGATGATAGGAAGCTGGTCTGCCGGTGCGTCGCTTGGATATTTCGCAAACAAAGACAGCCCCCTCGCTAGCGATGATGGGACTGTACGTTTTGTGTCGCAGATGTCAACACGTTTTGTACAAGAGCTAGGCCGTTCTTGGGTCGGCGGCTCGGTTTACGAATTTTTTCGCGTTCTCTCTCGTCCAGCGATCTCTGGGTACGAGCAGGTACAACGAACTAAGCCAGAGAGGCTGCACGATGACAGGGGGGTCGATCGGTCTAAGCGCGATGTCTACGGTTCCGACTTCCGGTCCTGCCTTGAGGAGGCGAACAACAAATTTCTTTGGTTCGTACTCGATTAAGCAATACCGGCTCCAATTTTCCATACCATGGTCAACGTAGCTAAAGAGCAGCAAATCGCCCTGCGAAAAAATCCCATAGTCTCGTGGTCCGACAAATTCCAATGCTATGAGCCGTGTCTCCGTACTGAAATCAAAGATGGCAACTTGATCGGCATTTGCTGGCGTAGAATTCAACTCTCGCAGATTTGTGCTTCCTTCGCTATCAACTTTTCCTGCAATCGATCGCCAAGTACCACTGTAATCCAATGCCGCGAGCGAGGTGTCCATCATAATAAAGACTGGAGATACGTTAAATGCGCGCGCATATTTGAAGATTATATCTCGCTTAAGGCCACGCTCACCGTTTTCATGACTTCTGTAGGTATTCTCGTTCCAGCCGAAGCGTCGTGCGGCATCACTGGCGGTTTTGAATCCAGCATCTATCCGAGCCTTTTGCAGGCGTTTGGCAATTTCGTCAGACATGAGCCATCGTAGCAAAAAGCGCTGTACGTTTCGCCTTGACCGCCTGCAACACAAAACGTACAGAGTTGGGGCATGTCGACCATCGCCTCCATTTTCGACGCGTTCGATGGCCCAGCCGCGGTAGGTCGCGCCATAGGGGTCAAGACGGAACACGCTGCATCGATGCGCCGGCGAGGCTCAATCCCCGTCGGGTACTGGCCAGACCTACTAACTGCTGCTGCGAAGCAGCATCCTCCTTTAATCACCCAAGAAGACCTAGTTCGAGCCCATGCTTGCCGCCGGCCGCCGCGTCGCCTTCCTGTTGTCGCTGAGGTTTGGCCGTGATCACCGCGTCAGCTTTCCAGCTGCATCAGCACTTGGCTGATTGCCCCGAGCATCATGCCGGCCTCGGTGTTGGTAGCCACTCGGGCAAACCCATCCAGGCGGTTCGCGATCCGGATGAGTGCGGCCTCGCGGTGAGCCGAGGGCAGCACGCTCAGCACCTCCACGATGATGACCGCCAGGGCTTCCGCCAGCCGACATGGCGGCAGGACGGCCGGCGCACGCGGCAAGCCAGAGGGAGAGCCTAACCCCATGCTCCTCAAGGACTGGATGCGCGTCGAAGGGCTATCCGACGCCGACATGGCCGAGCGCATCGGCGACATCTCTGCCTTCATGGTCAGGAAGCTCCGGTTCCGGGTGCGTGGGCCATCGGTTCGGGTCGCGGCTCGGATCGATGCGATCACCCGCGGTGCGGTTCGCGCGCCGGATCTACTGCCGACGAAGCCGAGCCGCACGGTGCGCGCGCCGGAGGCGGTCCAGTGACGACGTTACTTCGCCTCGATCCGCCACGCCTGGGTCTGCTTGGCCAGCGCCGCGAACAGCAGGTGCAGGTCGCTCATGGCGCGCGGCACGATCTCCAGCGTCGCCAGCCGTTCGCTGGCCAGGATCACCGTGGCGAAGGCCTGCCCGTGCGGCCCGTCGCAATGGAATTCGACCGCGAAGGCGCTGGCCTCCAGATCGTCGTTGAAGTCCCGCTCGATGCTCTCCAGCCGGATTTCGAACAGCTCGGCTTCGGGGTCCGCCGCGTCCTTTGTTGGTCGGTTCGCCATTCGCTTCGTCCTTCATCTGTCTACCCGTTTTCCAATCGCTGCCGCCGACGCGCCTTCGTCCGCCAAGACCCCGCGCGCCGGCCGGCTCCTCGTCCTCCATCTGCTGATCCGTTCTCCCGGCCGATGCCTGTCCTGTGGTCGACTTCAATCGATCACAGGAGGCACCCGAGATGTCGGGCAAGTCACCCGCGCCCGCGGGTAAGTCACCCAAGCCGCGCGAGGCGGTTATGACGACAGCGCCGATCGAAGCCCGCACCCTCGTCGAGTTGATCGCCGGTCCCCTGCGGCTCGGTGAGAACGTGAAGGGTGCGTTGTCCCGCGTGGCGCGCGCCACGGGCCTGCCGGACCGGCGGGTGCGAGGTATCTGGCATCACGAGGCCCGTTCGATCCGGTCCGAGGAGATGGACCGCCTGAGACAAGCCGCGCGGGACGCTCGCGCCAAGGAGCAAGCCCGTGCCGAGTATCGTTCCGCCCTCACGCTCATCGCCGCCTGCGACGCGACCCTTCGCGTTCCGGGTGAGGACGTGGCTCGCCCGTCGGCTCGTGAAGTCGGCGAAGGCCACGACGGTGCTGGCTGTCACGATCGCTCCGTGGATCGCGGAGCAGCCCAATGACGGGGATGAACCGCCGCCCCGGTGACTGGGACGACACGACGCCTGCCGAGGGTTTCGCCTACGAGATCCCGCCGACCGCGACGATCGCCCGGTTGATCGCGTGGTACCGCGACAGGGCAGCGTCTGATGCCGGCCTCGCCCTGGCTCTCGACGCTCAGGGCCTCACCACGGCCGCCGACGCCAACCGCAAGCGCTCCCACGCCTACCGCCTGACGATGCAGTGCCTGGAGGCCCTGCGCGAGCGCTGCTGCGAACCCGAGACCGAGTTCCGGGGACACCTCACGGCCAAGAGCCGCCCCAAAGCTCAGGTCCGCGCACCACCCTGATCCGACGCGCCTGACCGGCGCCTGACGCCACCCAGCCCCGATCCCTTTCACCGGCCGCGCACAGCGGTTTCCGGAGCGGATGCCCTATGCCTGAAGTCAGACCTCGGCTCGACGCCGATTGCGAGCTCTACGCCGCGGCCGACAAGGCACTGCGGGCGCTCCGTGACGACCTCCTGCAGCGCGCCGGCAGGGCGAATGACTATCGGATGGTCGTCCAGTTCGGTGAGCGCCTGCTCCGCTACAGCACCGGCACTATCGCGAAGGTCTCCGGCTATCCGTCGGCTGCGGAGCACACCTACCGGGCCGCCGATGACCTCGTCGCCGCCGCGTCGAAGGAGGCTGGCCGATGAGCGTCGCAGCCGCCAAATGGGCCAAGCGCCAGCGCGTCCGCACCACCTGCCGAGTCGTCCTGACGGCGCTGGCCGACTTCGCCGACAAGCAGGGCCAATGCTGGCCCTCGCAGGCGACCCTGGCTGCCGAGACGGGCCTCGCGGTCCGCACGGTGCGCCTCGTCCTGGCCGAGCTGACGGCTGCGGGGGCGATTACCCGCCAGCACCGCGGGAACGGATTCGGTGGCCGAGCCTCCGATCTGATCATCCTGACGATGGATCAGGACTTCGATCTGACGGACGTCGAACAGACCTCCGAAGTGCCCACCATTCCGGCAAACGATGCCGGTAAGGGCGGGGGGAGTTACCGGCATATCAAGGTAGGGTTAGCGGCATATGACGGTAGGGTTAGCGGCACCACGTGCCGGGGAAAGAACCTACCAAGAACTACCAAGAACTATATACCTAGCCGTGATGAGAGGTTTCAGGAGGAACCTCTGCACGGGCACGACACGCCCGCCCCGGGCCCGCTCGACCCGTTCGGGGATGACGCATTCGGCCCCCCACCCTCTGACCGCGGCTTGGACAGCGACGCTTGGCTTGACCGCCACCTGGCCATGGAGGGCGCCCGATGAGCCGGGAGCTCCGCCCCCACCAGATCCGGATCATCGAGCGGCTGCGTCAGTCGCTCTCGACCGGGCACCGTCGGCCGATGCTCCAGGCGCCCACCGGGTTCGGCAAGACCGTCGTCGCCGCGGCGATCGTGAAGGGCGCCCTTGCCAAGGGCAACCGGGTGCTGTTCGTCGTCCCGGTTCTGTCGCTGATCGACCAGACCGTGCGGTCGTTCTGGGCTGAGGGGATCACCGATGTCGGCGTGATCCAGGCCAGCCACCCGAAGACCGACGCGACCCGTCCGGTGCAGGTCGCCTCGATCCAGACGCTGCAGCGCCGGGCCATCCCGCGGTTCGACATCGTCGTGATCGACGAGGCCCACCGGTGGTTCGAGATGCTCGGCCTCTGGATGAGGGCTCCGGACTGGGCATCCGTGCCGTTCGTCGGCCTGTCCGCCACGCCGTGGACCAAGGGGCTGGGCAAATTCTACGACGACCTGATCCAGGTCACGACCACGGCCGAGCTGATCGAGGCCGGCTACCTGTCGCCGTTCCGGGTCTACGCCCCGTCGCATCCCGACCTGTCGGGCGTCCGAACGGTGGCGGGCGACTACCACGAGGGCGACCTCGGCGAGGCCATGAACAAGCCCGCGCTGGTGGCCGACGTCGTCGAGACGTGGCTCAAGCACGGCGAGCGCCGGCCGACTTTCGCCTTCGCCGTTGATCGAGCCCACGCCAAGAACATCCAGGCGCAGTTCGAGGCCGCCGACGTCCGCTGCGGCTACATCGACGCCTACACCAAGCCCCCGGAGCGGGAAGCGCTGTTCCGCCAATTCACGGCCGGCGATCTGCAGGTGATCGCCTCGGTCGGCTGCCTGACCACCGGCGTGGATCTCGATGTCCGGTGCATCATCCTCGCCCGGCCGACCAAGTCCGAGATGCTGTTCGTCCAGATCATCGGCCGCGGGCTGCGGACAGCGCCGGGCAAGGTCGACTGCCTGGTGCTCGACCATTCCGACACGCACCTGCGGCTCGGCTTCGTCACGGACATCCGCCACGATGTCCTCGACGATGGCCGGCAGCGGCAGAAGCAGGAGCGCAAGCCGCGCACCGAAGCACTCCCGAAGGAGTGCCCGTCCTGTAAGTACCTGAAGCCCGCCAAGGTGCCGAAGTGCCCGTCCTGCGGGTTCAAGCCGGAGAAGCAGACCGAGATCGAGTGCGAGGACGGCGACCTCGTCGAGATGACCCCGGCCCGGGCCCGAGCCGGCACGGTCGAGAAGGAATCGCTGTTCGGTCAGCTGAAGCACTACGCCAAGCGGCGCGGCTACAAGGACGGGTGGGCGGCCAACAAGTTCCGGGAGCTGACCGGCGTGTGGCCGGACCGGTACGTCAACGCCCCGCTCGTCGAGCCTTCCCCGTTCATCCTGTCGTGGATCAAATCCCGCCAGATCGCCTGGGTGAAGGGTCGGGGAGGATCGCATGCGCACGCCGCTCGCTGAACGGGCTCGCGGCCACTGGGCGAGCCTCCTGCCCGAGTTGGGCGTCGATCGCCGCTACCTGACCGGGAAGCAGGGTCCGTGTCCGATGTGTGGGGGCAAGACCCGCTTCCGGTTCGACGACAAGGAGGGCCGCGGCACCTGGATCTGCAATCACTGCGGTGCAGGAGACGGCGCCGACTTGGCGATGAAGGTCACGGGGATGAGCTTCCGCGATCTGGCCGAGCGGCTGGACCCGATCATCGCCGACGCACCGCCTGCACAGGTGAAAGCCGGTCGGAGTCCGGAGGATTGCCGGGACAGCCTGAACCGGCTTTGGCGCTCGGCGTCGCCGGTCCGTTCCGGTGATCCCGTGGCTCGGTATCTCCGCAACCGGGTCGGGCTGACCTCCATCCCGACCTGCCTCCGGACCGTCGACCGTCTCCGCTACCAGGACGACGAGCCGTCGTTTCACCCGGCCATGGTCGCCATGGTGACGAATCCGGATGGCTACCCGACCACCCTGCACCGGACGTACCTGTCTCACGACGGGCGCAAGGCCAATGTCGCCTCGCCGCGGCGGCTGATGCCCGGGACGATCGCGCCCGGCTCCGCGGTTCGCTTGTTCGACGCTGGCAGCACGCTTGGCATCGCGGAAGGTATCGAGACCGCGCTCGCGGCTGCCTCCCTGTTCGGTCTCCCGGTTTGGGCAGCCGTGAACGCCTCGCAGCTCGCGAAATGGCTGCCTCCGGTGGAGGCCACCGAGATCATCGTATTCGGCGACGCCGATGCTGCCTTCGTTGGTCAGGCCGCCGCCTACGCCCTCGCGCATCGGCTGGCCCGAAGGGATCGCACCGTCACGGTGAAGCTCCCCGACCGTGTCGGCACGGACTGGAACGACGTCCTCCTCACACAGATGCAGGTCGAAGCATGAGCAAGCCGGGCAAGAAGCAGCGCGAGCGTGCGCGTCGGCAGCGCCGGGTCGAGCGCAGAGCGGCACAGCGGTCGCTCGGCACCCAGCCGAACATGGGGGCCGCACTTGGAACCTCGGCAGCCGATCCGGTGCGCGGTGGCGCGTCGAGCTTCATCGACCCAGCTCTGCGCTGGCACATGATCAAGACCGCACCGCTGCTTGGCCCTCTTGGGAGGCGGTGCCTCGACGACGCCCTTCGTCAGCGGGACGTGCGCGCATTCCGGCCCCGGGCCAGCGAGATCGTCGTTCGGCGCGGCCGTCGGGTCGTTCGGCACACCCCGCTGCTCGTGAAGACGATTATCATCGGCGTGAAGGATCAGGATCACCTCGATGCCGTCGTTGGCCTGCCGGGCGTGGCCGAGGCGGTGACCTACACGGCGGTCGACACGGAGAACGAGGGCAATATCCCCGGCTTGGTCCGACGGGTCGCCCGCCTCGATCCTCAGGCGCTGCAGCGGTTCTTCAATGCCCTGGCCGAGGGCGAGATCGTCAAGCCGGTCGGCGTCGAGGTGGGTAGCAACGTCGTGGTGATGGTTGGACCGTTCGCCTCGTTCCCGGCAACCGTCGAAGCCATTCTGCCGAACGACCGGCTGAAGGTCGCCGTCAGCATCTTCGGCCGACCATCTCCGGTCGAGTTAGGTATTGCGGACGTGACGCTGGTATAATATCTTCTGTCCGTTCGAGCCTATTGTCGCCGCCGTACTCCACCTTCAGGTGTCGATGTTGTGCCGCGACGGAGACGGGTCAGACCGCTTCTCTGCAATGGCAGCGCAAGATTGGAACCGTGCACCAGCGGTGCACGATCCGAAACTTGCTCACAGAAGAACGGCGGCCAGGATGACCTGACCGCCGCCGAAATTGCAGCTGCACTGATACTCCTTGATCGTCTCAACGACGTGAGTACGAGGCTTGGACTTGGCCGTCTTCACCGAAGTGAAGCGCCCCGACACAGCGCTGCGTCCAATCTTCGCCATGAGTATCACCTCGTCGCCGGGCCAGGCACGCCGCCGTAAGGGCTTATCCTGGAGTTCCGGTGGTCTAGGCACTCTTCATGACGACCTTGAGGGTAGTTGAGGCCAACCGTAAGCAGGTGAGGCCTATGTACGTTTGCGCAGGTATCTCCCGGCTGGCGACGCCTCGCGCAGTGCGCATGATCTCAGGCTTGACCAGCGTTGCCCATGTCGCCGCCTCGTACAGGGTTCCCATGATCGGAGCCGCTGCTGATCGTGGTGCGCTGTTCTACCTCGACATCATGCCAGCCATCACCGTCCTTCACCCGCACGGTGGCGACCTTCTCTGAGGCATGGAAGGTACGTTGGACGACGAAGGATTTTTGTTCCAAGATCTTGCCGTCCGGCAATAGAAAGAACAATGCGAACATTGGCGGAAAGACGGCAGACAACGACTGCTCTATAGTAACGATAGCGTTTATTGGAGCGCCTCCACTAGCAGTTAGAAATACTGTATCCATTGCTTGGTAAGCATCATATTGGGCGACGCCGAGATGCTTGCCTGATTGAACTTTTTGAGATGTCAGAGACGGCGGGAACGGATCTCCGTCGCCGCCGGACGATGCCGTGGCCGACAGCTTACGATCGTGCGACGATTCTGCGCTCATTGCTTTCTCCGTAGCGAATCATTGAATTGTGAGCGGCAGCACAGACCCGCGCAACTGCGTTTCACAAAAATCTGAGTTCATTTCTCGCAATTATCACTGCATCCTCCAGGCCGTCGGATACCTTTGCGCTGCCTAGAGCGCCGCCTAGACGTCGGGAGTGCCAACCACCGCATCTTTCAGTCAGCCATCATGCGGCGTTCTGCTCAATCCGGTATGGGACGGCCAGAAGTTCCAGCGGGAGACTCCATGCCGTGCTGATGCGGTGAGCTTGCTCGATAGTCAGGCACCGCTTCCGGTTGAGGATCTCGGACGCGCGAGATCGCGAGCCCAGTAGGTCTGCGAGTTCGGTCTGGCTTCGGCCCAGATCATTGATCGCATAGTGGAGGATCTGGACCGGGTCCGCCTGCGGAATCGGGTGATGCCGGTTTTCGTAGGCCTCGATCAGCGTGAGGAGCACTTCGAAGCGGTCGCCATCTGGGCTGCCAACGGCGGGCTGATTGTCGAAGTACGGCTCGATCTGTTGGATAGCCCACTGATAGTCGGCTTCTGTGCGGAGCGGGCGGACATCCATCATCACACGATCTCCGAGTTGATGCGGTCGAGTTCGGCATGCGTGCCGATGAACTTGATGAGGACGCGGCGGTACGCGTATGCGACGTGGACGATGAGGCGGAACTCGTTGCCGATATCGAAGATGATCCGATCGTCGCGGATGAAATCTAGGCCCTTACTGAACATAGCCTCCACGTCTTTTGGCTCCGTCCACTCGGCCTTCGACGCCTGAGCTATCCACACCCGCAACGCCGGCTCGGAGCGTGGGTGACCCGCCCAGAACTCCTGCAAACGACGCTTCGCGATGATCTGCATGAGGGATCTTATACCGTGTTCCATATTTGGGAACAAGCAGATGATCCAGGCATACCTGCCTGATCCCCGCATCATCGCCTACGCCAACCTCTGCCACGCCGTCCTCACCGCGGGCTTCGTGCCGTGGCTCGATCTGGTGGGTGAGGCCGTATCAGGTCGCCGCTGATGCCCTGCAGCTGCTCAGAGCACCGCAGAGCAGATCAGGAGCGTCAGATGTCCGTGCTCACCTTCCGCGACGATGGCGTGCTCGCCCGGTTCGAGAACCAGCTGAGCGTCCTCGGCGCAAACGCACCGATCGCCCTGGCCCGCGCCCTCAACCACACCGGGGCGAAGGCCAAGACGCAGGTCATCCGGAACCTCGTGATCCAGACCGGCCTCAAGCGCTCGACCATCGTCCGGGCCGTGAAGGTCAACAAGGCGACCGCCGCGGCTGAGCAGTTCGGCTACGCGGGCAGCCTGACCTACACGCTGTCGACCTCGGGCGGTGACATCAGCCTGAAGTTCTTCAAGCCGAAGGAGACGAAAGCCGGCGTCTCGGCCGCCCCGCGCGGGCGCCGCCAGCTGTTCCCGGGCACCTTCACCCATGGTGGTCTGTTCCCGAGGCGGATCGGCCCAGTCATGGGCGGGCACGTGTTCAAGAACGTCGCCGCCGGGCACGCCTGGCGTGGCAAGGTCGAACTCCAGAACTCCGGCGTCTACATCCCTGACGAGATGCTCCAGGGCGCCACCGAAGCGGCCTTCATGCGCGTCATGGGGGCCGAGCTCGAAGCGCGGGTCCGGCACGAGATCGGCCACCTGATGGGGATGCCGGGCTTCTGACCGGTGCGCCCAGGAACGGCAGGCGGCGGGCGGATTTGGCACTTGGTATGCCAGGCCAGCCCCGCCCTCCCGATCCGTGACATTTGAGCAACACATGGGTCCTCCGGGGCCCGGCCACCCCCTTGCGGGCAGAGATGCTCCCGATTTCTGGCTCGATGCAGTGCCGAAAATCAGGGTGAACAGAGCGATTTTCGATGGCCGCAGGGGTCAGTCTGAGCGAGCTGGCGCGGCAGCTGGGGCGCGCGAAGTCGGGGCTGCACAAGCTCGCCGGCCGCGGGCAGATCCCGAAGCTGCCCGATGGGACGTTCGACGTGGAGGCCGTTCGGCGAGCGCTGGAGGCCAACACCGATCCGGCCCGCCAGCCGGGCGTGTTCACGTCCGTTCACGAGGCCGAGAACGCGGAGAACGGCGAACGGGCCGCGCCCCTCGCGCCGGTCGTCGCCCAGGCCACGGTCGAGGCGCATCTCGCCCGCACCCGCATCCGGGAGATCCTGGCCGCGGAAGGCGTAGTGCTCGCCGAAGACGAGGTGCTGACCTTCAACCATACCAGGACGGCCGAGAAGATCGTCCAGACTTGGGAGAGGGATCGGGCGCACGCGGAAGCCGCAGGTCGAATGATCGACGCGGCGACCGCGGAGCGGCGCTGGGCCGACGAGATGGTCAAGCTGCGCGCCCGGCTCCTGGCGATCTCCGGCAAGGTGGCGATGCGGTGCCCACACCTCACGCCACACGAGATCCAGGAGATCGATCAGGTCGTCCGGGACGCCATGGACGAGGCCGCCGGGGACGATGACAGCGCTGCTTGAGCGCACGGTCGCCAAGGGGCTCTCGAAGCTCCGACCGCCGCCCCGCCTGCCGCTATCGCAGTGGATCGAGGGCGGCCGGAAGAAGGGGTTGTGCCTGCCCGACGGCCTGGTGGCCGAGCCCGGCCCAGTTCGGCTCTGGGCGTTCCAGCGGGAGATCGCTGACGCCATCGGAGACCCGACCATTCCCCGGGTCACGGTCAAGAAGTGCGTCCGCGTCGGCTACACGACGATCCTGGTGGGGGCCATCGCCGGTTACGTCGTGAACGAGCCGGCGCCGATCATGGTGCTGCTGCCGACCGACGACAGCTGCCGCTCCTTCGTGGTCTCGGACCTGGAGCCCATCTTCGACGCGAGCCCGGTGGTCGCCGGCACGCTGTCTGCCGAGTCCGACGAGAGCGGCCGCAACACGATGCGGTATCGCCGATTCCCGGGCGGCTCGCTCAAGATCAACGCGGCCCGGTCGCCCCGCAACCTGCGGGCACACACGGTCCGCATCCTGCTGATCGACGAGGAGGACGCGATCGAGGTCACGGCCGAGGGCGACGCCCTGGTGCTGGCGATCAACCGGACGCTGTCTTTCCCAAACCGCAAGATCGTCCGCGGCTCGACGCCGAAGGACGAGGACACCTCGACGATCTGTCGCGAGTACGACGCCAGCGACCGGCGCATCTACGAGATCCGCTGCGTCGAGTGCAACGAGTTTGCCGAGCCGAAGTGGTCGCAGATCGAGTGGGAGAAGGACAAGGACGCGCAGGGCAGGACCATGCGTCACCGGACCGAGACCGCGGCCTGGGCCTGCCCGAACTGCGGCGTGCTGATCCCGGAGCGGCGCAAGTCCGAGATGGTCGCGAACGGCCGTTGGCGCGCCACGCGGCCGGAGGTGAAGGGGCACGCAGGCTTTGCCCTGTCGGCGCTGATCTCGCCCCACGTGAACGCCTCCTGGGCCGAATTGGCGGCCGAGTACGTGGCGGCCAGCGGCAGCCCGGACCTGCTCCGAGCGTTCCACAACACGAAGCTCGGCGAGGGCTGGTCCGAGAGCGTCGACAGCACCACCGCCGATGCGCTGGCGGAGCGGACCGAGCCTTTCGGGTTGAACGTGAAGACGCCTGAGGGCGTCGAGCTCCATCTGCCCGAGGCCGTTCTGCTGTTGACGGCCGGTGTCGACGTCCAACCCGACCGGCTGGAGATCTCGATCTACGGCTGGGCCAAGGACGGCACGGCCTACGCGCTCGGTCACTTCGTCCTGTGGGGCGACACTCTTGAGGGCTTCGTTTGGCGCGAACTCGACGAGCTGCTGTTGCAGCGTTGGGCGCACCCGCTCGGCGGGAAGGTCGGGATCGAGGTGACCTGTGTCGATTCCGGCGACGGCGGCACCACCGAGGCGGTCTACGGGTTCTGCTGGCCGCGCCTGGCCCGGGGCGTCCTGCCGATCAAGGGCATGTCAGGGCGCCGCTCGGTCATCGAGGCATCGAAGGGGGCGGTCTCGGGCGGCGCGATCGGCGGCAAGGGGCGGCTCTGGATCGTCGGCGTCGACGAGATCAAGCAGATCCTGCTGACCAAGCTGGCGCGGTATCCGGATCAGATCCGCTTCTCTGCCAGCCTGCCGCTCTCGTGGTTCTCGCAGCTCACGTCAGAACGGCGCGTAATCAAGCGGATCGCCGGCCGACCGGTCCGGAAGTTCGAGCGGATCAAGGGCGAGGCGGCCGAGGCGCTCGACACCACCGTCTACGCCTTCGCCGCCCGCTACGGGATGCCGCCGACGGACTTCGATGCCCAGGAGAAGCGGCTCGCCGAGGCGGGCGCCGGGGCCATCGTATTCGGGATCGTCCACGTCGATCAC